GCTGAAAGACGCTGCTGACGATCTGATCCGTTGGACAAAGGACCGCGAGGCTCAGGGACACCCTATGGAAATATCGCTATCCGCCATTGTCCTGATGGCGCAGAGCATCGAGCAAGGCATAAAGGACGGGATGCACTGATGGCATACAGCAAAGCAGCCAAGAGAGCGGCGAAGAAGATGGCGAAAGCAAACCGCGATATTGGTTTGCCAGAACTGGCTGGGACTCCAAAGCGCGAAAAAAATGGGTGCTTCGTGGAGCGCACCAGACAGCAGGGAGATCGGGAAATAGATCCTCGGCTGACTGTTCTGAGCGCCCGCGCCCGACATATGGGAATGCCAGATACAGAGGAATCCCGCGCGGCCCTTTCCGGGCATATGTTCGGTGACCACGCAGGGCAAGCCATTCAGATAGGTGGACGCGACAAGGACGAGGCCGATCATCTTTGGCAAGTGTTCTGGCTTCTGGATCGGTCAGACGCAACATACCACGCCAGAATACTCGGGGCCAAAAGACACGCCAAGTGTGGCAAGATGGAATATTTACCGGAGCGGTTTGAGTCCCGACCAGACGACGTGACAGACTATCGGACGGAAGACGAAAAGGACCGCGATGCCGTGAACAGATGGATGTATTGGCAGGGCCTCATTGGGTGCCTGTCTTCGCATGAGAAATCATCAATATGGGATGGCGTTTATCTTCGCTGCGACTTACACAAAGAGGGTCGTTTGACTACGGCTGGCCTTTCATTCATCGCGGCTTTGCGTGTATTATCAAGCACATCTTCTCGGAAGGGGTAGTCTTGCGGAACCATTATTGGAAATGCCGGTTTCCAGATTGCTGGGCGGATTTGCCAGGAGGTGAATTTTTCTGTGACAGCCACGCCAAATATCGACCATTGACCAAAAACCTTTTCGGGGCCGGTGTGTGGGATGAGTATGAGCCTGTTTCCGCTGTGTATGTAGTCGGTTGTCGCATAACAAGCGCCGTAAAGATCGGCATCGCCGGTGATGTGATTTCCAGAATAGCACAACTGCAAACTGGGTATCCGTTCCCTCTGAAATTGTTTGGTGCGTATTACACCAAGCGGCAATGGGCAGAGAGGTTGGAGCGTGCTTGCCACGACAAACTGAAAGAGTTCGGCTTGCACCTGCACGGAGAGTGGTTCGAGATCGAACCGGATGATGGCGTCAAGCTTGTCGAGAAAATGGCGAAGGACGCGGATCGCGCCATCCTTTCTGCTGGTGAAATGGGGAGTATCTTGGCGCTTTGGGACGATACTGACCGACGTGACCCAGCAAGCATAAGAAACGTCAGGGACAAGATTAAGACAGACTGGGCGTCTGAACTAATTGACAGGAAAGGCGGAGTGCTGTAACTCGAATATAATCGCAGGCGATGCTACGCCATATTCCTGATATTCGCGCCATGGTCCCGACTGTGGCGTTTACGCTTTCTGGCGGGTGCGTAAACATAGACCTTCGTCCGCTTGTCTGGCGAAACGCATCCTCTAGAGCGCGGCCGATCTGTCTGGAAAGACGCGTCGCAAGAAGTCGGTTTCCACTGCATCGCGCAAGAGTGGCGCGCCCGCGCTCTACCCACTTCCGCCGACCCCCTCTCCGGGGCAACACCCGCCAGCCCTAAGAGCCTGTATGCGCCAAGCGTCAACCGCTGGTCGGCAAACCTTCATGCAGCGGAATACAGGACGGCGGGATAATCACAGGAGGCCGGGATGGCCGGGAAAGACCCAGAAACCGGCCGATTCCTTCCGAAGAACGAGTTCTGGAAGGTGCGTAGCACCCACGGAAGAAGCCCGAAGTTCGAGACGGCAGAAATGCTGGCCGATGCTTGCGAGCAATATTTTCAATGGGTGGCAGACAACCCGCTCTACGAAATGAAGCCGTTCGCCTATCAGGGCGCCGTCGTTCAAGAGCCGGTCGCCAAGATGCGAGCGATGACAATCGGCGGGCTGTGCCTGTTCCTCGACGTTTCAGAGCAGGCGTGGTTCTCGTGGAAGATCGAGGGCGGCGAGAAATATAGGCCCGACTTAGTTGACGTCATGACACGAGCCGAGGCGGTGATCCGCAAGCAGAAGTTCGAGGGCGCCGCAGCTGACCTTCTCAATGCGAACATCATCGCACGTGACCTTGGGCTTGCTGACAAGTCCGAGGTATCCGGTCGTGATGGCGAGCCAATCAAGGTCGAGGCAAGCGATACCGAGGTCGCTCGACGCCTCGCATTCCTCCTGACAAAGGGAGTCAAGGACAATGGTTAACGGCGTTCCAAACCGGAATGAGACGGCAACAGCGACGATTGCGAGCGGCACAAGCCTGAGCGCGGCAGTCGATCTGAGTGGACGGCACATAACCGGAATCCTCATGCCGGCAGGCTGGACGGCGGCTGACCTGACGTTCTCCGCTTCGCCTGATGGCGTGACCTATGGCGATTTCTACGATGAGACCGGTGAGTATTCCCTCACGGTCGCGGCAGGTGTGTTTGTCGGGTTGAATATCGCCTCGCTTATGGGATTCCGTTACCTGAAAGTCAGGTCTGGCACGTCCGGGGCGCCTGTCAATCAGGGGGCAGATCGTGACATCACACTGATGCTGGGCGACTTCACCCGCTGACATGGACCTTTCAGAGGTTCTTGGGTGCCTGAGCGGGCTTGACCCAAAGGCGAGGCAGGAAGTCATAGACGAGGTTATGGCGGCAACTGAAAGCCGCCGGTTCATTCCATCTCCTGGACCGCAGACAGAGGCGTGGTTTTCCAAGGCTGATGTGCTTCTGTATGGCGGCGAGGCAGGTGGAGGCAAGAGCGGCCTTCTCTGCGGATTGGCGCTAGAGGAGCATCACCAGTCGCTCTTGATGCGGCGCAACGGCGTTGACCTTGAGGGCGGAGGGGGTCTGATCGAGGATCTTCTGCGCATATACGGATCGCGTGATGGGTTCTCGGGGAAGTCGCCGCCAACGCTGCGGACGAACACGGGTAGGATCATAACCTTCGGCGCCGCGAAAGACCTCGGTGACGAGATGAAGTATCAGGGCCGGGCGCGCGATTTGCTTGGTCTGGATGAAGCGACACAGTTTTCAGAGCAGCAGGTCCGGTTCCTGATGGGTTGGGTCAGGACGGTGAAGGAGGGGCAGCGAACGCGATCCGTTCTTGCTACAAACCCGCCGGTTACTGCCGAGGGTGACTGGATCATCGGCATGTTCCGGCCGTGGCTGGACTTGACGCACGAAAACCCGGCGAAGCCTGGGGAGCTTCGTTGGTTCATCACCGTTTCGGATGGCTATGGGTCGAAGGATCTCGAGGTAGATGGCCCGACGCCGGTCCAGCGAGACGGCGACGTTTTTATCCCGACTTCGCGGACGTTCATACCGGCGCGACTGAGTGACAATCCGTTCATTCAGACGGCTGACTACCAGAAGCAGCTCGACGCGCTGCCAGAGCCTTACCGTTCGGCGATCCGTGACGGCAACTTCATGGCGGGAAGGCAGGACAGCGACTTCCAGGTGATCCCAACGCAGTGGATCAGGGAGGCGCAGGCGAGATGGAAGCTGGCGCCACCAGAGCACGCGCCGATGAGCGCGCTGGCGGCTGACATTGCGCAGGGCGGCGGGGATAACACGATCTTGTCGGCGCGATATGACGGATGGTTCGCGCCTCTGAAGGTTGTCCCTGGGGCAGAGACGCCAACGGGGAATGAGGTTGCCGGGCTTCTTGTGGCGGAGCGTCGCAATGGAGCGACGATCATCCTCGACATGGGCGGAGGCTACGGCGGGGCGACATACCTGCGCCTCAAGGATAACGAGATAGAGCCGCTGGTCGGGCACAAGGGTTCCGAGAAGTCGGTCAGGCGATCGGTTGACCAGCAGTTTGGGTTCTTCAACAAGCGCGCCGAGATTGCATGGCGGCTTCGTGAGGCTTTGGACCCGGCTCAGGACGGCGGGTCGAGCGTCGCGCTGCCGGATGATCCAGAGATGGTGTCAGATCTGACAGCGCTGCAATTCGAAATCACGGCGACCGGGATCAAGGTGACGCCGAAGGAGAAGCTTGTCGAGAAGCTTGGCCGATCACCTGACAGGGGCGACGCAATCATGATGGCTCATGCCTACGGGCCTCGCCTCATGACCCACGGAAACGAGTGGCGCAAGTTCACCGGCCAGAAGAGGGGCGGCGGAACCGTCAAGGTCAACATGAGCCACATGAGCGCAAGACGGAGGCGATGATGGCAAAGAAGCCCGTGAAGAAAGAGCCGGAAGGGCCCGGCGCATCGACAGAGAAGACCACGAAGAACCCCGGAGACGCGATATGAGTGGTCTGTTTTCAAAACCGAAGATGCCGGCGATCGAGCCGCCGACTCCGCTGCCGGATGACAAGCAGCTTACGTCCGCGCGCAAGCGTGCTATCGCGAAGGAATCGAAGTCGCAAGGTTCGCAGTCGAACTATCTGACCGGCGCCGGCCGGGAAACGCTCGGGGCCTGACGTGCTGCACACTGACGCAAAATCACTGAAAGAGCGGGGCGACAGGCTGTTCTCGGCCAAGTCGTCGTTTGACCGCCGGAACCAGGATATTGCGGAGAACTTCTACCCGGAGCGCGCCGATTTCACGGTGATCCGTGACCCGAGCGATGATTTCGCCGGCAACCTGATGACGGGTTATCCTGTTCTTGTGCGCCGCGACCTTGGCAACTCCATCGGTGCGATGCTGCGACCGAAGGGCCAGAACTGGTTCGAGACCCGATCTGACCGTGAGGATCGCGAGGACCACGAAGCAAAGCTATGGCTTGAGTGGGTCACGGAGGTCCAGCGCCGGGCCATGTACGATCCCAAGGCGATGCTGACGCGCGCCACCAAGGAGACGGATCACGACTTCTCTGCGTTCGGCGGTGGCGTTGTATCGGTCGAGGTGAACCGGCGCGACACGACGCTGCTTTATCGTAACTGGCACCTGCGCGATGCGGCGTGGGAAGAGGACGCATATGGGCAAATCTGCGGCGTCCATCTGAACTGGAAGCCGACTGTCTCTCAGCTTTGCGCCTACTTCCCGGCAACGGTTCACGAGAAGGTCAAAGATCGACTGACGAAAGAACCGCATGAGAAAGTGCATGTGCGCCGCGTCGTGATCCGATCCGAAGAATATGACCGCGGTCAGTCGCGCCATCCGTGGACGCAGCTCTACATCGACTGCGAGAATAACCACATCCTTGAGGAAGTCGGATCTTGGACGCGGAAATTCGTGATCCCGCGCTGGGCGACCGTTTCCGGGTCGCAGTACCCCTATTCCCCGGCAACGGTTGTCGCCATCCCGGACGCGCGCCTTATCCAGGCGATGACGCTGACCCTTCTCGATGCGGGCGAGCGCGCGGCAAACCCGCCAATGATCGGCGTTTCCGAGGCGATCCGTGGCGATCTCAACCTTTATGCTGGCGGGTTCACGGCAGTCGATGCGGAGTATGACGAGCGTCTTGGGGAGGTTCTTCGCCCCGTGACGCAGGACAAGGGCAGCCTGCCGTTTGGTTTCGATATGTCGGACAGGATTGCGGCGCAAATCCGCGAGGCGTTCTACTTGAACCAACTGTCGCTTCCGCCAACTGGCGGCCCAGACATGACGGCGTATGAGGTCGGTCAGAGGGTGCAGGAATACATCCGCCAAGCCCTGCCGCTGTTCGAGCCGATCGAGGAAGATTACAATGCCGCGCTCTGCGACATGACGTTCGAGACACTTTTGCGCGAGGGCGCGTTCGGTGGGCCTGACCGCATTCCAGAAAGCCTGCGCGGGACGGACGTGAAGTTCCAGTTCGAAAGCCCACTGTCTCAGGCTGCGGATCGCCAGAAGGGCCAGAAGTTCCTCGAAATGAAGTCGATGATCGCGCAGGCGGTCGAGGTCGAGCCTTCGGCGCAATACACGGTCGATTTCGGAATTGCATTGCGCGATGCGCTGCAGGGTTCCGGCGTTCCAGAGGATTGGATCAGATCCAAAGAAGACATCGCGGCGCAACAAGAGAAGGACAAGGCGGCTCAGGATGCCGCGCAGCTTCTCGCCGGGGCGCAGCAAGGCGCTGACGTGGCTCAGAAGCTCGGTGCTGCATCGCAGTCGTTTGCCGCATGAGAAAGCCCAGAGATCCGGCATGGAAGCCGGTGGATTATCGGCACACCGATGTCATCGCGCTCAAGGCGCTCTCCGAGGGCAAGGCAAACGAGGCGCAACAGAAGTCTGTGCTGGACTGGATCGTGCACGTCGCCGCCGGGACATATGAGCTTTCCTACCGATCCGATGCGGACGGTGGGGAGAGGGAGACGGCATTTGCGGAAGGTCGGCGTTTCGTCGGTCTGCAGGTCGTCAAGATGGTGAACATGCCGCCTCAGATGGTGGCCGAGCTAAGGAAGCAAGATGGCTGATGAAGTGATCGACGCGCCGGCCGATGCCGGAAACCCGGGCGATCCCACACAGGATGATGCGCAAGTCGCGGATGCCGCTGTCGATAAGAGCCTTGCTGATGGCGGCGGCACGGACAAGGCGATTGCTGCTCCTGCGGACTGGCCGGAGGATTGGCGCGCGAAGATGTCCGGCGAGGACAAGGACGCGCTCAAAGCCCTCGACAGATACAAAAGTCCGGCAGATGTTGGCCGGGCGTTGCGCGAAGCCCAGAAGAAGATTTCCTCGGGGCAGATGAAGCCGGTTCTGCCGAAG